ATCTTGGTCGTAATACATCAATAAATCTCCATACTTCATCCCATAACCATCTTTCATCCATCACTCCTTTTCTTGTACCTGCTACAGACACAGGTTGGCAGGGAAATCCTGCAGTTATAATATCTACCTTTGGTAAATCCAAAGGGTTAATTTCTTCAACACGTTTATTTATTATTAAAGTGTTAGGAAAGTTTTTTTCTAGTACAGAACAGCAGTACTCATCCATTTCTATCATCCACTCAGTTAATGTAGATAATCCAGAACGTTCAAGTCCGTACTCTAACCCACCAATACCACTAAATAAACTACCGACTTTCATTAATACTTCTTCGCATAGTTTTCATATAAGTAACCTACCTCTTTCATAATCGTATCTGTGTCAACAAACTCCGTTGTCCTTGGCATAGGTTTTGATTGCCACTTAAAATCATAATTAACTTTAACTAAATTAGTTATGTTCCAGGTCATAATCTTAGTTCTATACTCTGTCAGATATATAAACTCTTTGTTACTTTCATCTGCTATTTGTAAATTACTAAGATACTTTTTCTTTTCTATCATCCACGGGTTGTAATGTTTATCTCTTGATTTAATTTCAATTATGTAATTTTTGTTTTCGCAATCGTATGTAGCAAATATATCTTCAGACTCAGTTAACTCATCCATAAATGGAAATAGTCTATTGATGTACTGTATAATTTCTCTTTGCGTCATACTCAATCACGTTCTTACAATCCATACACAACCCGTTAATAATAAATGTTGGCTCACCAAACAAATCATATTGACCTATGTTGCAACTACGACAACGCATCTTTCAACTTATCAATCATTTGACTTGCATTACCTTTTGTTGCTTCGCCACTTGCAAGATACTGTTTTGCTTCTGCTGCTAGTGCATCTTGCTTATCATCAACAGCTTGTGTGATTAAATTCTCTATAAATTTAATCTGACCCTCACTTATTGGTTCTTGCATCCAAGGACCTTCTTTTATCTCTCCCATATCTTTTTCTTTCTCCATTTCTTGAGCATTTAATATGCTCATAGTGTTATTAATTACTTCTGAGTTGTTTGCCATTGTCTCAAAATCATCCTTAAATTTTTTAACATAGACATCAATCTTTTCTAAAAACAAATTGATTGTTGAATCATCCCAGGTTGTAACGTCTTCTGATACTTTATTAGTAATAGTAAAACGTTTCATTGTTGTGTTGTAAGACTCTTTTGCAAAAACTTTGTCATCATTACAGTAAGCCAACACAAGATTTTTTAATGCACCCTCTGTGATTTTAGAAGTCTGCTTCCCAATCTCGGGTGCTTCCTCTTTTTTTGTTGGCGGTTCTTTAGAAACCTTTGACATTTCCTCCTTGCTTGGTCTTGGTTTGTTACTACCTTGATACTTCCAATTAGCTAATGCTCTACCAATAGCTGATGTCTCACAGTTTTCCATCCAAGATGTTCTGTTAGCAAAACTTTTATCATCTTGATATTCTTGTGCTAAACCTGTTGACTTTGGTTCAGTATCATCTTTATGCTCATAGATTTCTGCGTGACAGATAACCATTTGTCCGTTCTCGCTGCTTTCTACAAGCTTTGTCTTTATCTTTCCATCTGGATTTTCTTTCCAGAACTTTTCTAACCTAACTTCTACTACTTCGTAGTCGTCAATGTTATATCCCATTTTATGCCGTCCTTCCTTTGCAAATGTAATGTACCATTTGTCTTGATATACCACAGATTTCACCAAGCTTTATCATACTTACCTTATGTTCGTGATATAACTTACTGATAATCATATTCCTGGTATCAATCCAAGTCTTTTCTAAATCTTTGATAGATGATAATTCTTTTGCACACTCATATAAAGATTGCATATCGGTGTCGTACTCGTGTTTCATTTGAGTTGTTGTAATGTTTTCTCTTGCAGTCTTTAATAATTCATCAACATCATTCATTGATTACTCCTTTCTAATTATTTAATTGTTATAAAGTGTTATCTTCTTTTTGTGCCGTAATAAGATACGTCCTACCTTGCTTATCTCTACCGGTAACACGTAACTTCATACGTTTGCAATATCGTTCTGCATCTCTTGTTGACTCAAACGGTATCACGTTGTTGTGTACGAGAACTGCTATTTGGCTGCACTCATACGGCACGTCAAGTATATTTGTACTCATACCCTTAATCTTAGTCAATCAGTTTTACAATGTAGAGTCTTTTTACAAAATATATTTGACACTAAAAAGCCCCGCTCAATCGGGTTAGAACAGGGCTAATTAGCTACGTACCATACACAAGGGGTATATGTTACTCTTCTAAGATTCCAAACACTCTAGCAAATAAAAGTTCGTCCTCTAATATTTCTTTTTTAAGTCTTTCAAACAGTTCTTTTTCTTCTTCCATTACTTACCTTTCTAAATTAAAACGGTGGCTCATCCTCATAGTTTCCCATTGCAGAATTTTCTAAGTCCTCCGCCCTTTCTATTTCTTTATATATATATTTTAGTTCTCTTATCTGTTGTTTATAAACAAATCTTTGAACGTCATATCTGTTGTACCTTATATCAGTCCACCACTTTATACCGTTCCGCTTCTCTACTCTTATCTTATCTAGCTCTTGCTCTAGTCTATCAATAAGATGTTCAACGATTTCGTATGAATGTGGATAGCCTCCTGGAAACAACCTTTTCATTATTCCTCCTTACTACAAAAATATCACTCTCTCCTATGTTGCTTTCCATATCAACCCAAGTAAAAGAACACCAATGATTCGTGTTTTTATACTTTACTAACCAATAAAATAATCTTGGTAAGTTATACCATTTAACAAATGTGTCGTATGGTAAGCCACAATTATCATCTGTTCTAATTATCCACCAATATTTAGTCATTATTCCTCCTCTTGGGCTATAAAAATCTCATAATATATACTGTTTACAACAGATATATACCCTGTTTGATTGTACTTGCTTATATCAATTTCACTAACAAGATTTCTAAAATGAATAACTTGTTCTTGCAATAAGGTGTATTCATTTTCCATAAAATCTGTTGTTTGGTAAATTATATGTGTCATTATTCCTCCTCACAGTTTGTATCTTTACAATCAAGTTGGTCGTGCAATAATCGTTCCCATTTAGTTTCTGTTGTCATTATTCCTCCTCGTGTATGTGTGCCTCATAGTATCCTCTAGCGTCAATAGAATGTAAATCACCGAACCCTAGTCTCACTAATTTAATTGCTTTGTACTCGTGTTCTGCTTTTATTGTGTATATTTCTTGACGGGTTATTATAACCTCGTAGGTCCTGAGCTTCATATAACCCTCACAATGTGCATATTATGTGAGATGAACTCTGTATTTAAAGTCCAATCTTCTTGCTTAAAATACTCCAACACTTCTTGAAATGTTTCTAAATCAACAGGCTCTTGACCTTTTGCAAAACCACTCCAACCAATCTGTTCTTCTTCTTCGTATAGATTTGTGTCCTTGTATTCTTCGTACAATTCATCTTCGGTGTAAAGTCCAATGGAGTCCTCCCACCAACACATAAATAAAGGCACGTCATATTTGTATTGTCTTTCCATTATTGCCCCCTCAAATAATTTATTAATTCAATACCCTGTTCAAGTGTTGCATTAAAGTGGTAATAATTACCTTTAATATCATCTACACCAAAAATGCAATATGTGTCTTTTTTAATGTTCTCAAATTCATAAGATACATCATTTTCATAAGGGTTAATTAAAAAATAATCCTCATTCAATGACATTCCCAAATGAATACAACCACCGCCACTATGATTGAAACTTACATCATATTTTTTGCATAATCTTTTTACTTCGTCATCCATATTTATTTCTAAATAATCAATGTACTCATAAAAATCTTTGAATTTTTTCGTTTCCATTATTCATCACCCCAATATAATCTTGAGCCGTCCTCACTCCAATAAGAGCCGTCTTCGGTCTTGTGTGTGTAGAAGTCCTCTTGCATTTCTTCTTCGGATAACTTCTCAAGCTCTCCGTAATCTTGCACGAACTCCCAACCGCATTCGTTGAGTCTTACCCAACTCATCTTGTCACCTCCGCCATTTTCTGTTAGCTCGGTTATGTACTCCCTCGCTTCTTCTTCAGATTCAGCGGAAACAAATGCTTCGCTTTCTTGTGTGTAAGTTAATTTATATAATTTCATATATACCCCTTTTCTTTCTATTCTTCTTCTCTTTTTGCTTCGGCTTGAACTTCGTCAATCAATCTCATAACTTCGTCATAACCGTTATTTGAAAAGATAGTAAGACACTTTCCAAATAATTCTAATTCAATGTACCCGTAACTTTCAAAGTTAACAGGTTCATTTGA